CTAAATACTCGTATAGGTATAGGTTTATCTAAATCATCTACTTCTTCGAGCTGAAGGTACTTAACCCCAGATTGATCTTCAATATCCTTCTGGAGTTCAGTGCGCAGCTCTTCTAATAATCCATCACGAACCTTACTACTTTCTTTCTTCAGTACACCTAAGAGAGCGCTTAGTAGTTTAGCTTCATCCAGATGATTCATCGTGGCTGTCTTCTTCGTACTCGGCTGATAATGAGTTGTAGAACCTTGTCATACTTTCAACAAGAGCTGTCTCTTCGTTTGACATAGCCTTATCGGTACTATCAGTTACCTGCATAGGATTCTCGGGCTCTAATTCTTCTTGTTGTTGAGATTGAGGTTCGAACTGTAGCATTTCATCATCATCTTTTTCTACTTCAATTTCTCGGCCGATCACAGCAATATCATCTTCTGTCATTTTGAGTACGTTCTTACGGACCCATGATAACGAGAAGTACTTGCCTACTAATGGATCAATTTCTCCGAGAAGTCTTAATCGCTCAGTCATAATTTCTGATTGCTTAAGCTCTTCAAAGTGATTATCATTTGCAAAGTTATAGGTGATACTATTTTGAGCTTCTTGCCACTCAGCTCTCGTCATAATACCCTTAAGAGCTAAATGTATCTCAATTAACTGATCAAACATAATCGCGAATTTGTTTCTCGCGCGATTAATAAACTTTTGAAATTTAATCTCATCTCGTGAGATCTCTGTTGATCTGCCGATGTTAAAATTAACTTCTGCTTCCTGTCTACTTACCGGCACATTCAATGCTTTAGAGAGTTTCTTTTGGAAGTATAAAACATCATCCATCTCTCCTAGATTTTGACCGCCAGGCAAGGTGGTAATTTCTGTACCTCGGCCGCCTTCTCTACGGGGTAACCAGAAGTCTTCAAGCATAGTCATATGACGTCTATCGTCTCTTACTTCGCCTGTGGACGCATCGTATACGAGCTTATTTTTATGCTTTACCATCATATCACGTAGGTATTGCTCCGCCTTCATTTTAGGCAGGTTACCTACATCGATATAGAAAATTCTTCTTTCTGGAGCTCTAGATAGTCTGTATATTACAACAGCATCTTCCAACATTCTAAGTTGGTTTAGCGGCTTGATTGCTTTATGCAGATATCCGAGATTCATTTTATTTCTTGAATCTACTAGTCCGGACGGAACGTGACAAATACTGTCAGGAGCAATTTTTATACCCTGATTAGTAGATAAATTACCTTTTGGATTATACAGGTAAAAATCTCTAGCAACAGGATACTCATCCGTACCTGAGGAAGGATCTGTTTTTTTCTTTTGCTCGCGCATCTTACGGATCTTACGAGGATCGATATAGCGGAGTTGTTTAATACCTTCACGAGGACTCTCTTTATCGATAACGATCTGATAGTATAGCCTACCATCTACGTACCATCGTCTAAAGATTTCGTATCCTTTGTTACCAAAGTCTAACATACGAAGAATGTCGTCAAACTCTTCTCGTACGACTTTTTTGATACGGGAGGAAAGGTTAGATTCGTCTAAGACTATTTCGATAGGATATGCATTGTCATCCATAATAATAGCATCATTAACGATATCTTCTACAGCTTGATCACACTCAGGCTGCATCACCATTTCACGATATTTAGTCACGAGATCTGCTTCAGTCTTTGCTGTAGCCTCGAGATCAAGATGCGTACCGTAATGACCGCCAGCGGCAATCTCTGTAGTAGGTTCATCTTGATTGTCAGGAACAATCGCTTGAAGAGTAGCTAATTCACGCTCCTCTGCTGATGTCCTGCTTATTTCAAATCCAAACAGTTGCATTTTTTACCTCGAAATAAAAAAAAGGGATACTACCTTATATTTAGTACCCCTCTATACCATACAATTTTCTAATTAAAGTGCGAAGATTTTACTTGCGCCGCTAGAGAATCGTATAGTAATATCACCACCGTTAGGTAAGATAGGTAAACCAGTTGCAGTATCAATATAAGCAATCAGTCTTGACGCGGCGTTTCCTGCTTGCACGTCTTGGTGAAACAATATTAACGCCTCACAGTTAGCGCCAGCTACGGTTGTAAACGTAGAATCATCGGCGTCAAATACACCAGCTGAAATCGTTTTACTAGCAAGATTTGCTTCAGCAACAATAGCAGTATTTGGTATATCTGCTCGATCTTCATGTGCTGCGCTAAACGTATACACGCCAGTATCGACCAATGCTACAGTGATAGTATTGCTTGACATATTTAGACTGCCAGCAAGAAAATCTTCCTTAGCTTTTGGATATAATACATTAGCCATTTAATTTCTCCAGCTTAAAATAACAAATTATACACCACCAGCATCGCCGGTAGTACCACCTTGAACTCTCCAATAATCGTATTGGAACGTTACTGCATATTCTTGAATACCCTCTGCATCCCAGCTTACATCGATAGGAGCTAAGTCAGAGCACCATATGCCATCAAACTCATATACTCTTATAACCGATCCGTCCTTAGCAAACTGCTTTACTAGCGCTGTTGACTTATAGGAGCTAGGCGTTGTACCTGTTGTCCGTAGGTTACCTTCAAAAGTGTTGAGTTGATTGTTCCACTCTTCCATTGCGTTTCTAATTAGAAAGTCTTCATCGTTTACAATTGTAACAGTCCATGGATCAAACGTTCTGTTACCAGCTAGTTTGATCTGACGACCGAAGTAGGAAACGGGAACAGTACCGACTGTGGCGCCAGGCAGCTGAGCTGCTCGAGCCATGAAAGGCATTTTAAGATCACCCGCTCCGTTTATAGGGTTAAAGATCTGAACTTCGAACAAGGAGGGACGAGCCCCTCCAAATTCTAATTGACCTCTAAAGTCGCTTACATTAAAAGCCATTGTTATTCTCCTTTATATGTACGTTATATTTATCCAGATTAACCTGTAATCTCGGAGAATTCAACACCTGTTCTAACAGCAACAAAGTTGAGTTGAATAAAGTTTGTAGATCTATTAGGTCTTACGTAAATATCTCCTACAAACTCATTACTGTCCACAACATCGCCTGTGTTATTAGTACCATCGCATATCACAGTAAAGTCTGTAATACCACGGCGGCCTTTAACATCACGTAAAAACGGCTCAACGAGGTTTTTAAACCGAGCTCTTGTAAATTCATCGTTAAACTCAAACAAGGTTGAGTTTGCTGCTTTAGAAATCGCTTTTTCTAGTACGATAAACAATCTTCGTACATTGATTCTATCAAACGAGCTCGGCTGGCTAACGAGTGTCTTGTCGCCATAGAGTACAGTACCTTGACCAGGGAATGTAACTATAGGGTTAATACTATTCTTGTACATAGTATCGCGATCAGCTTTTCTTGGATTCCAAGCCATCTTAACCACGTTCTTTACATTGCCGCGGTTAAAGCCAGCAGGTGAAAACCAAGGATCTCTGACTGAGTCAGTTCGAACCATTAGTCCAGCTGTGTCGCCGTTACAAGGGATCCATCTGTAAACATCATTGTACTTGTCGTATTGATATTTCCAGCCGCTGTCCATTACAGCGTATGTGCTAGAAGGTAAACTGTCTCTATATGTTACAACATCTGCTACTTCTTTACCTTCATAAGACGCATTGTTTACCACAGTGCTGCTTGGAGGTGATAAACATATTAAACAGTCTTTACGAACTTCAGCAATATTATTAATTGCATGGGTTGCTACTGTTTGACCTTGACCTGCTATCATGATAAAGGACACATCAACATCTTCGCTGTTCTTGAACTTATCAAGTGCAGTATTTACTTGCCCGGCAGTAGCAGCAGAACCGTCTGCACCATTAACCAAAGATACAGTTTGAACAACAGCTGGTGCACTGTATGTTATATTATTAGAAGCAGAACCGGCATTAGTGTTATTACTATTGTGAGCGGCCCACCAAGCGTACTTGGATCTGCTGTTTATGACATCCTTATAGTAGTTTGTTGCACCTGTTGAATCCTTAGCGTCTGAAGCTTTAGAGACGTTTTCAAATACTTCGAGAACCGATCCTTTAATACCCGTCCAAAGTCCATCTTCGTCCACGATAGCAATGTGCATCGCATCGTTAACGCTACCTGTGTTGGTTGCGTACTGTGTGGTACCAGGAGCTCGGCTAGTGTTATTTGAATATTCCCAACGGCGCACGAGACCCGTATTTGCAGTGACGGTATCACCTGTATATGCTTTAT